ATAATTTCATACAACAAGCTAAAAAAACTAACTTTGTTGGTTCAGTTGGTGAAAAGCTAGAAGTTGAACTTACTGTTCAAAAAATTACTGGTTATTCTACACAATGGAATTACATCAACATCTATACAATGTCAGATAATGAGGGAAACATTTTTATCTATAGAGGTTCTGCTGATTTAGCTGATAAGAATAGGTCAGTATGGAATGCACCAGTTAAGGAAGGACATAAGATTATCGTTTCTGGCAAGGTCAAAGAGCATAGTAAATACAGACCTAGAAACTTTGAAAAGCTATGTATCAAGCAAACTAGACTTGAAAGAATTAAGGTTCTTAAAAGTTTGAATACAGATGATATGGGTAGAATTGTTGAGGGGGTTGCCTAATGAAAATTATAATAGATGATTATTTTTCTCATGTATCAATATATTACAATGGGATTGAATATTGGATTGATTTTAACCATACATTGCAAGGGTACTGGTATTTTTATGAGCATGATAAAAGTGCCTTAGATGATGATTTGTTGAGGGGTAGAAATACAATAAAAACAGATAAATCATTAGTATTAAAAAGATGTATTGATAAATTACTTGAGGGGGGAAACTAATGAGATTGAAATTATATAAAATTAGAAAATCAATTACTTTAAGAAATGGTGTTGCTATTCTTGATGATAAAAAAATAGTTAGCCTAATACTAAGAGGTTTTTCAGACACTAAAATTAGAATACTGGCAATAGAACAGTTTTATAATTGGGATAACCCTTCATATTGGGAAAATAAAAATAAGGGGATTGCCTAATGGATTTAATTAAATTTTTCAAAGAAGAAAGTTCAAAAGATTTGAATATCAAAGCTGATTGCAATTACGTTGTTGTCGGCAAAAACTTAGGAGAGGGTTGGAAAATTCTACCTTACTCTATTTGGTATGATGAAACTTCAAAACAATATGTTGCATTAAAAGTTAATAAATATGGTCAAGCACAACCTAAAATAAATACAGTTTTAGATAGCAATGATCATGAAGTAGAAACAGTTGCATATCTAACTTTAAAAGGTGCAAAACAATGGGTTTATAACGAAGTCATGGGGATTGGCAATGATTGATAAACCTACAAGAATTGGAAATACTGAACTCTACATTGTTAGGGTTCAGAATATCAATGTGGCTCAATCTTATAATGTTTTTTGGGAGTATGTAGAAATTCTTAATAAAGCTAAAAAAAAATATAAGAAGCAACTTCAAACAAAAAATAATTATAAACTTGAACTAAAAATTATCTTTGAATGTAAAAAAGAACTGCATGATTTGATATATAAACAAGAAACAAAAAATAGAGGACAAAACAATGTATAAATTTAAAAAGAAATTAAAAATCAAACATAATAATCATGATATAAACAAAAAAACTTTGTACCTACCACATTGCAAAGATTCAAGACAATTAGCAAAACTAATGAATGTTCAAGGATTTTGGAATGAAGATTTAGTAGAAATAAAAAAACTTGGTTATAGTTTTGATTTGTATATCAAGCAAGATAAAACTTGTCATTACCCATATGCTATAACATTAGATTTTGGAGTTTAGAATGATTAAATTTATTAGAAACTATGGTGTTTATGTTTTAGAATTACTTTTTTTAATTATGTTTTTTGGATTTGCTTACTTTTTATTACTGGCATTTACATAAAATATATTTATAATTTAATTTGAATTGGAGTTCAAAAATGAAGAATACTAAACTAATTTTCACTTTGCTTACTGTTGGATTTGTTGGGGGGTGTTCAACAATGCCAATAGTAGATAGTAGAGGAAAATCATCTGCAAATATCAAAGGCGATATGAACAGATTCCATGATGATTATTATACTTGTAAAAGTCTTGTAGAAGATCAAACCAATTATGGTTGGGATATTAGCAAGAACATTTATAATAATCTTAGGTGGAAAGTCCTATGGCTAAGTCCTAAAATGAACACTAGAAAAGATTATATCAACAGGTGTTTAGAAGGTCGTGGCTACAACGTAATCAACAAATAAAAGAGGATTAAATGAATATAATATCTAAAATTTATGATAATACTAAAGATGGTGTACCTAACTATTCTTTTGATATGGAAGATGGTAGAAGATTATACTATAGCGGTGTTCAAATGAACCCTATGCCAGTTACAGGTGATGCAATAAACTTTACAATTATTGCTACCAAAACATCAGCTAATGGTAATCAGTATACAACTATAAAAGATGTAGAGGTAATTAAAAACCCAGATGGACATAATGATGCACCACAGCAACTATCTAATGTTGTTGAAAATGTTGCACCAATACCATCTGAACAAAATAATAGTTTTAGCAAAAGCGATAATCAATCTCTTATGATTTTCGTTACTGGATTAGTAGGAAGGTCAATGCAATCAGGACATTTTTCAGCAGAAGATATACCAAAATTAACTTCTATTGCTGTAAGGGCATTTAATGAAAACCTTAAAAAATTATAAGAAACTTTTTGCCGACTTTTGGGGGTATCATGCAAATGATATTCCCGCTTGTTGGTATTGTAATAAGGCACAAGCAGTTGATATTCACCATATTATTCCCAAGCGTATGGGCGGTGTTAAGGACAATAGATTGAACAGGATAGATAATTTGTTTCCATTATGTAGATCATGCCATGATAAGGCACATTCAGACAAATCATTGAATGAACAATTTAAAAGAATATTAACAGCAAGATTAAAAAATAATAGGCAAGAAAAAATAGAATTTTGGATAAAATGTAAATCACCAGTTAATTTAGTAAAAAAACAAATAGCTAGATTAGATGAAAAATATAGAAAGTATGGGATAGATGTCTGATATTTACACAATAGATTTTGAGCCAAGCAAACTATCACACAGACAAGATGAATTAGGTTTGGAGTTTGCGGATTTAGATACAGCAGTAGAACTTATGAAAAAAGAAGAAAAGATGATAATAGCTGAATTAACGCTGTATTTTTCTAAAAATGGTGGATATAAAAATATTACAGAACTAAATGGATATATTTATTCTGATAAGAAATTTAAGGACTATTTCGATAGATACGAAAAAACCCTTAAACAGAGGAATCGAGCCAAGATTAGGTTTGAATCCTTTAAAGCGTTTAGAGATGACTTGAGAACTAAAGTTGTCAATGAACGAGAACTTGCAAAACATAATTTATAGAAAGGAATTATTATGCAAAACACACAAGAAAATATAATACTAGATCACCTTAAAGAACATAAATTTATTACTACATGGGAAGCTATACAGAAATATAGAATTACCAGATTAAGTGCTAGGATTTATGAACTTAGGGAAAGAGGTCATAATATCATCACAAAAAATGTTTCTGAAAATGGCAAAAGATTTGCTGAATATTCTTTAATAAAATTGAAGGAGCAAAACTAATGTCAGATAGATTAGTAGAAGATAATGATGTTTCTGTTGATGAAGTTAAAGAACAAGCCATTGCAAAGCATAATAAAGATTTGCTTATAATGACTAAATTAATTTTTTCTATCAATGAATATATTATACATTTTGGTAGAACAAGTAATGTTCATGATGAGTGTATGATTTTAAAAACTCAAGTAACTAAAAATAAAGAAAAGTTACAAGAGTGGATAAATACAATATGATTGAGCATTTCCAAAAGTTTGATGATGGCGATAAGTCTTTACTACCGCTATCATTTAGTCATCTGAATGAGTTTGCATTTTATCGTGAAAGATGGGCGTTAAGGCGAATATTTGGGTATGATTTTCCAACATCTGCATCAGCTATTAGGGGGCAAGTTGTTGAATCTGGCATAAATATGTTTCTTAATGGTTTACCTATAGAAGAAGCAAAAGAAAAAATGTTATCTGAATATGATGAAAATTGCTCTAGGATAAACGACCCTAAGATAGAAGATGAAAGAAACAATTTAGTACCATTATTTGAATTAGGAACTAAAAAGTTTCAAGATTATGCTTATCGGTGGAGATTTATAGATTATCAAAGAAAATTAGAAGTTGAAATAGATGATATACCTTTTATCGGATATACAGACTTTTATTTTGAGGATAATCATACGAGGGAAGATTTTTTTATTGATTTAAAAACATCTAAAAACTTGCCACAAAAAGTGAGTATATCCCATGCTATGCAACAGGCTATTTATCAAAAAGCAACTAATGCCAAGCAAATATTATGGTATCTTAAAACACCAACTAAGACTAAAGATGCTGAATATATTCCTATGTCATTAGATGATTATGTAGAGCCTTTTAACATATGCAAACATATCATAAAGGTTATGGGTAATTACCTTAAAACAGTAGATACCCCAGATGATGTAAAAAATTCATTAGTGCCAAATCCCGATAATTGGATTTGGAAAGAACCTACAGTTCTTGAAGCTAGAAAAGAAGTCTGGGGATATTAACCAAAAAACCCCTTTAGGTTTTTGCCTAGAGGGGTTATATTAATCAAAGAAATGGAGTTCGATATGATTATAGATGAAAATTCAAAACCAAGAGAAAAACTAAAAGCATGGTATTTATTCACAGATGATTTTATTGCGGGTACACAGCATTTAACAAATCTTGAAGTTGGTATTTACATAAGATTACTTTGTTGGAACTGGAATAAAAAATGTGTTGGAATACCTAGTGATAATATAACTTATTACAGGATTGCCAGTTGTCATACCCATAATGAAAGAGAAGCGTGTGATAATGTATTAAGAGAGTTTTTTATTTTGATGGAAACCAACAAATATCAAAACGCTAAACAATTAGAAGAATATCTTTTTATTACTAGGAGAATGGAAGCATCTAGGGAAAATGGTAGATTAGGTGGTAGACCAAAAAAACCTAGCCAAAACCCCCCTACCTCTACCACTACCAATACCACTAAACAAACCAAAATAAATTATTCCCCTCATTTTTTAAAATTTTGGGAAAAGGTAGTCAACAAAGTATCTAAGGGTATAGCAGAAAAAAATTATCTTAAATTAGATAAAGAATGGCTAGAAAAACCAGTAGAACTAGCTACAATGTATAATAACTATTATAATTCTATAGAGGATAAACAATTTGCCAAACAACCCGCTTTTTGGTTATCAGCTAGAAAATATGAAGATGAAGAACCTAAAAAAATAAATAATGAAAAAATTAGTCAATATGAATATAGATTAGAAATGTTTAAAAAAGCTATTGTAAATGAACATGGGAGTAAATTTGTCCAAAAATATGCACAATCACATTCTTATGATGTTCGTAGAGCAATAGAAGAAGGGCATTTTACAAAAGAACAAGCTATAAAACATTTAGATATGAAGGGTTGGTTATAAATGTTTTTGGATAATGGTTTGACATTAGAGCAACAGGAACAAATGGATTATGTTTTTGATACTCTAATGTCTGAGGTAAAAATTATAAATCCTAAGTTATATCAAACACTTAGGGCAAAAGAACTAACAGAAAAAGATGTTATGAAACTTATACACAACCAAAAAAATAACATCATAGAAAATGATGAAGGACAATATCAATTATTTGGGGAGTAATATGAAAAGAAAAACAAAGTCTAAAGATAGTTATTATGAGATAAAACAGATATGCAAAGATTTAAAAGAAAATAACTTGAAAAAAAGAATAAGAGAAGAAGGTAGGTTTGAAGATGTACCAAAGCATTTATCAGATAAAGATGCAGAAGGTAGTTTTAGAAGAAACTCATATATGAACTTTTTTCAATCTGTAAAATATCATTTTGACCAGACATTGTTAACACAACCTTCTGGGGTTACAGCTACTAATAAAAACTATGATTATGCTAATAGTAAATTTATTGAGCAACTAGATTAGGTGGATTTTATAGGGTACAAACACACACAGGGTATAGTTTACCCCTACTGTATGGCTCTTAAATCAAGCTAAAAATTAGGAAAAAGTAAAAATATTGTGGATTTTTAGAAAAATATTAGATAAATCTTAATTACCTAACTAAGGGTAAATAGGAAATGGCAAGACCAAAAAAATATAATATCGATACAGAAGAAGTTTACAAATTAGCATCATATGGTTGTAGTAACGTAGAAATAGCTGATTTTTATGGTTGTGATGAAAGTCTTATTAGAAAGAGTTATTCCGAATATATTAGAAAAGGAAGGGCATCTGGAAAAACAAGGCTAAGACAACTGCAATGGGATTCAGCAGAAGCGGGAAATGTTACAATGCAAATCTTTCTAGGAAAGAATATGCTAGGACAACAAGACAAGATAGAACAAACAGAATTAGATGAACCTTTAGTATGGTCTGCTGATTGATGCCTTTAACAAACCCACAAAAGAATGTAATTAAAGATGATTCAAGATTTAGGGTTCTAATTACAGGTAGAAGGTTTGGTAAAACATTTGTTGCTATTAATGAAATAGCTAAGTTTGCAAGTATTCCCAATAAAAAAATATGGTATGTTGCACCCAGTTATAGACAAGCAAAAGCTATATGTTGGGGTGTTTTAAAAGAAAAGATGATATATCATAAATGGGTAAAGAGTATAAACCATAGTGATTTGACACTTACACTAAAAAATAATAGCCAGATTACACTTAGGGGAAGCGATAACGAAAGTAGCCTTAGAGGTGTTGGTTTAAATTTTCTTATACTTGATGAATTTCAAGACATAAACAAAACAGCTTGGTATGAAGTTCTTAGACCTACATTATCAGATACAGAAGGTCATGCTTTATTTTGTGGAACACCTAGAGGTTTTGGTAATTGGTCATATGATTTATACAAGATGGGTGAGAATAATAAAGATTGGAAAAGTTTCCAATATACAACCCTAGAAGGTGAACAAGTATCAGAAGATGAAATAGAACAGGCAAAACAAGATTTAGATTTAAGAACATTCCAACAAGAATACGAAGCTACATTTGTAAACTATTCTGGAATGATTTATTATAATTTTAGTAGAGATAAAAATATAATTGAAAAATATAATAAAAATACAGGGGTTTTACATATTGGTTTAGATTTCAACGTAGACCCAATGAGTGCTGTAGTATGTATAATAGAAAATGATAGAATTTTTGTGGTAGATGAGATACAAATATATAGCAGTAATACGAATGAAATGTGTGATGAAATAAAAACCAGATATAAGAATAAGCAAATAGTTGTTTATCCAGACCCTAGTGCAAGACAAAGAAAAACTTCTGCGGGTGGATTAACTGATTTAGCGATATTGAAAAATAATGGTTTTGATGTAAGATGTAGAAGTACAGCACCTTTAGTAAGGGATAGGATTAATGCAGTAAATTCAAAGCTGAAAAACGTAAATGGTAAAAACAGCTTGTTTATTGTTAAATTCTGTAAAAATGCGATCAAAAGCATAGAAAGACAGATTTACAAGGAAGGTACACATATTCCAGATAAA